ATCGTCGGCGGCGGCAGTGGCATTTCCAACGCAAGTGCAAAATCTGAGTCAATTTTGCGAAACATTGCGTCAGCCATGTCATCGTTCTCATCTTGCAGAACAAGATTGTGATCGACACCCGCATTCGGGTTGTCGTATTTTATGCCAAATTCGGCTATTATACCACGATAATAGGCATTATTTATCGTATAACTCCATACGTTAGTTCCTCGATAAGGAACAGTCAGCTCAAGAATGGGCTGCTTTTCAACGGGAGTGACTACAGTTCCAGCTCCAAGATTGCTCTGGCCGGGGAACTGCAACAACGGATAGGTGAAAGGCGAGTACGCTTTTTGCCGAATCTCCCTCACGGGATCATCTAAAGTGGCATATACGTAGCCAGCGGTCCTATCCGGTAATCCGGGTGCTAAAACGACCTTGAAACCAATACTTCCTCGATAATACAAAAACATATTAGAGAAATAGGAGACATAGTCATTGGTGAAGTACCATGAGTTGTTGCTATCCAAATCACGTGTTCGATCCACTGGGGTATACCATGCTGCCGACTGAAAGCCGACGGTGGCGTCTGGGATCGGTTCTTGGTCTCCATTGTTGTCATAGTCGTAGAAGGGTAAACATCTACTCCACAACTTCATGTAATCATACATAGTTTCAAACTTGGTAAGAACGCCTGGATCCGAAGTAATCCGGGATCTAGCATTCACTACTTCTATCTGATCATCCATAGGTAAGCCACAATGTTTCACCACCGTGGCAGCTTTAGTTGAACGCTTCAACTTTTCAGACCTTCGCTTTTTCTTCTGTGCTTCTGTTAGATTGTTAAGTCTATAGGCTCCAGGGGGACTCGGTTGGTAAAACGAGAAATCATCCCCTGCGCTAATGAAAGCGTAGAAAATAGGGTCCGGTTGAACGTTGAGCATAGTAGCTACTACTCGCAAATTGACATCTACGATGGTTGTGTAATAGCCCAATTTCTCAGCTCCTATGTCCCATGATTCTGATGGGTAGAGGTCATATATGGGAATATAATCTCTAGGATCAAGATAAGGCATCTCGATAACTATCTGCTTACTACCTGAGAAGGCAGACGCATGTACCAAATTCACTGAACTTGTAACTGGGCCAGCTGCAAAGCCGGGGTAGGATACAGTGATCGCTAGTTGTTGCTGAACCATAGCATGGCCCGGCACTATTATGTGAAGTTTTAATCCTCCACGCCAGTACCGGTTAACAGCAGCAAACCAATGAAAATACGTAGGAAATAACGCATCTAAATTGGTGGGGTGTGTTGGTGCATTACAAAATCTGCCGTCAGAAGTATAATTTCCAATGTATTGGGGTCGTTTGAGTATTTCGAGTACCGAAGGGGTCGGTAAGTCGCTCGGTTGCAAATACGGTGCAAATATAGGGGTTGTGGTGGGATAAGAAACGGAGGTAGTGTCTCCGAGAAACGCCTGCTGCATAGCTTGTGGCGCGTCAAATGTTCCTTTTTCGTTTTCCGCAGGGTACATATTAGATACCATGTCTTGCATGGCTGAACCTATCTTGGAAACGACTAAGGCGCCTAATTCGGCGGCAACTACGGTTTCTACACCAGAGTGTCTAAACACTTCTCCAACTTGGTTGTTGGGCCCATACCATTTAAGGTTGTTAAAACGAACAAACATCCGCAAGGATGTAGGGTTTGTTACAGACGTAACATACTGCGAGGGCAGTAGTTTCCACCATATTATAGGTACTCCATAAGGAGGTCTATGATTTTGCTGAATTTCTTGGGGTATCCATTCAGTTCTATAAGTCGAATACTTGTATGTCCAAGGAATCTTGAAAGTCAGATCCTTCGACATGCCAAATAACATCAATTCTGTGTTGGGACCGTTTATAAGTCCTGTTGATAGTAAATCATCGTTCAACAGTATCGATTTATAGAAATCAACGTTTTCGTCATAATAATCCACATAGGGAAGCCATCCGAAGACAACTCCCCCCGCAAGGTTTTTAGGGTCACTTAAAGTAATACGAACGTCCACACTCTCGTAGGAGAACGTCGCGTACTTACCAAGGGGAAAAGCAAACATAGGGTTGTCAAAAGCTTTGTTTAACGAGATCGAATAGGCGGTGTTACTTGCCGGTCCGATAGGATAGCCAACGGTAGAACCGTTAACAATTTCATCCATAGAAATCAATCGATCGGTAAAATCGAGAAAATCTCCCTCAACGGTGTCTCCCACAGATCGTGGGACGGCTTGGGTAGCCATTTCTGTGACATCGGGACCTGTCCAGGAGGAAAGGTCGCTAGTTGTTTCGACTTTCGTGTTTGTGTTTTCAACTTTATCCATACTTGTCTGGGGGCTCTCTGAGCTTGTATTGAATAACGAGGAGTATTGGGTCTCCACCCTGTGGTGTGTTTTACGCCCACACGGCGTATATTTTACGTCTTGCGACGGTGTTTTACGCCCACCCGGCGTACATGTTTAATAGATCAACAGCTTCTTCGACGGGTCCGCATGGAACCAACCGAAGTTGACTGGTATATTATTCACGATCAAGAAGTCTTGAATCGCGCATCCTATCTCTATTCTCTGATCGTCTGGGTATTCCACCAGCTCTCTCGCAACATTATCCAAATTAATCTGAAGTTGACTCAAAATATGGTTAGTATTCCGGGTCGATTTAGTAGTCCTAACAAAGTACAATTGCGACATCATACTCACACGATTAAGCGGGCAATAAACTATGCCGTTCTCCTTACGGAACATACGACACAGAAAGTCCGCTTGCTCAATAGTAGTACACTCTTCTCCTAATTCCTTTTTATCGGTAGAAGTCAAGTTGGCTCCGAAAAGCCTCTTCATTTCATTTGATACTCGCAAAGGCGTCCAAAAAGACGGTCCTGCCGAGATGTTGTCATCAGAGTACAGTACATGTCGAAAGTCAGCCAAAGCCTTCCTCCAATCGTACCCATGTTTATTCGAAAGTGAAATTAAAGTAACACAGTGCATGACATGATTATTAATAGTATTGAAAAAGGTAGTACCCCAGTTGCCTGAAGAACCGCCACGATCCAGTCTCCGTCCAAGTCCTCTATTAAATCGTATCGCTTGGGTCGCACCTAAATACGCCCAACAAGCGAAACGACTCGCAAAAGTTCCCTTACCATAGAACATTTCAATCCAAGGGTAAACAAACATGCCTATCCATTTCTCTGATAAATGATCCCATCCGGAAAAATCCGAACAAACCAAATCTCTTCCTACGAATAGTTGATAAATCCATGACCACATAGAACATCCGGGGTTAATCCCGCACATACTAGGGCCATGAGTCAAAAGACCTTTAAATTTAGCAACTAATGCGCCCAAAGCCATCTTAATCAGGATGTTATCTACGAAATCCGTGACATTAAAAAGTCGCGTTTTCTTGGCGGCCACGCGTTCTAAATCGCGAGGTTCGTCCTTCAAACAATC